AACATATGCCGTGGGCGACTATGAAGCGTATAGATTTCAAAAATCTATTCCAGGTGATCGCTCGGGTCTTTCCAATAGAAACCACAACTATACACACTGTACGGGTCTCCCAAAGCGCGTTATTTCGGATAACCCCGCAAAGATATATCGTGTCAAACCCAATGAAAAGTGTAAAAAGGGGTACTATAAGGTGATGATGTTTGTGTGTCCTGGAAGACCAACAAACTATATTCGTCAAGGAGACTTCCACTTCTATGTTCAACACGGTGTCGTGGAATACCGTGTTAAGCCAGGTGATACACAGGAATCTGTCGCCAAATTCTTCAAAATACCTTTGTCAAGAGTCAAGCGTGCTGGTAAGTTTATGCCAAATAAGAGAATCGTTTTTAGAGCCAATGTCTTCAGCCACAAGCGGGGGTGGGCCACGGGTCCACTTCTGGTTGATGCATCTGGTAAATCCATTAAGGATCCTCGTAAAGCGGATAGGAACTACCCCGGACTAAACTATGAGACGTACTGCAGCTCATTCTGCGTCAAGGACAAGGGAATCAAGGTCGGAAAGACTCATCCCAAGGTCAGACAGAAGACTGTCTAAATCTACTGTATTTTCAACATCAAAAGACATATCAAATATATCCATTATATTGAAAATGGCTTCACTCTGCAATGACACAGCGTTCGACTGCGCTGTGTAATTGTTCTGAACCGTCACCGTCACCTTAAACTGCGAAACGTCAAATACTTTTCTACATAGGGGACACGTATTCTTACCTTTACCTTTCCACTCCTCTAGACAGTGGGAATGAAACATATGTCCACATCTGATCGGAGAATTGGTCCTCGTTGATCTGACTTCATTGAGACATATGGCACATTGTGACATTCTAGAGTATGGGTTTAAAGTTTTTTTCATGATTTAGCTCAGTTAGTAAATCTTGGACATATCGGTGTATCGATCGCATGGGTCACAGGTAGTTCGTGATTGTTCTTGAACTTTGTTAAGAAGTTCTGGACCTTGCTTTTGAAGAAGTTGACGGTAGCTGTAGTTGTCTTCAAATGTAATACCATTTTGTTTCATCAAATAGTTGTTTGTAAGTTGGGCTGAGGAATTGATGGTGAAGCATCGACCATCGGCCATACCAAGTCGTTGAGACATCTTATATTAAAATACATCTAGAAATTAATTTGCCTGTTGACAATCGTTTGAAGCCAGGAATTAAATCCCTTACTTCTGAGATGTTGGATCATTGGTTCACACTTGTGTCCCAAGAATACATCAAAGACATCTGTCTCTACGGTGGGTGACACACGAATCTGGGGATCATCGTTGATATGTTGATTGATGATATTGTAAGCAAAAGCAATCTCTTTGAGAGTTTCTGCACCTGTGATGATAATTTTGCCAGTTGAAAAGATACTTGTCGTAATTTCTTTCATATCTTGAGCGGGTTTGAACTTGATTTTGACGGCGCTGTATCTGTCTGGTTCAAAAGAAACTTTGAAAATGTCCGAGTGATTCTCAAAGTGTTGGGCCACTCGCATGAGATTGATGTTGTAGTTGAGACTGAAGTTTGAGTTGATCATGACAACTCTGAAAGAATCAACTGGAACCTGCATCTCCATTCCCAAAAAAGTCTTGAAAATGTAGGTCAACTGGGTAATGATACGCTTGCAGTCAAAGAGATCACAGCATCCAGCCACTTGAATAGAACCATTTGGGAACACCTTGACAGACTTGGTACTGTAACTATCGTGATATGTCAGAGTCACTTGGTTATAGAAGGTTGTGGGCTTCAATTTCCACTCAAAGCCACAATCTCCCTTAGTACCCGATCGTCTCAACTTGAATGTTTCCAAATTCTCAAAGATGTGGCGAAGTTTTTTAATATCAATGTCTTGGATAAAGCTTGAGACCATAGTGATTGTTGTAATCTTTATCCAAGAAGGTCTCGTTTCATCGGGAAGTTCTTTCCTAAACTCATCAAGAGTGAGAAGATAGGAAAAACTGTTGTTGGCTATTGCCGAATACATATATGTAGCAGGTTCCTCGTTTTTGTTTGATTTTGACTGGGTTGAAGTTGACTTAGGTATTAACTCCATGTATTTGTTGGAAATGTGAGAGTGTAAGTATCAGCTACAGTACTAATAGCTGGTGTCTCTTTAATAACAGTGGTACCATCAGCACCAAGGATGACTGCTTTAATACCAACGGCTCTATTTTTACAACAAGAAGTTCGGTTAGTGATGATAAGCTTTTTAATTTCTTTCACCGAACCAAGATCAACTGTCATAGAATCGTATTCACTTGGAGTTCTACCAAGGGTGTGAGCAAAATTGGTTTTATCACCATCGGTAAGATTTGACCATAAATGAGGAGCTGGATATTGTGAGCTACCCGTAACAGACTTGGAAGCCGCTAAGTTAGTGCCACTCACGTCAAATACTTCAAGTTCGGCGAGGTTTATGATTTTATTTTTATCATCAACATTACCCTCCGCACTCTCATCATAAGCAACTGTATGCTCCAATTTCACATAGCGACCTTTTGGTGGACCGCTTGGAGGAGCTGGTCCCGTAGGACCCATCGTTGTACTGGTGGTTTTCTCACCACCCATCATAGTCGTTGCTACGCTTGAAGAAAGGCAACAGACACTGAGAAGACCAACACCCGCAAGCATCGATACAACTGACATATTTGTTATACTTTACTTAGAGATTTAATTTGTTTCTATTGCAAATGACATCATTCATTAAGTCAGCCAAGGCTGTCTATGATGTTGAGTCTGAACTTGATTATGTTGAAATTGTTCACGAACGGTTTGTGAGAGGCAAAGGTTATATGACCTACATTGATTACATAAATACAAAACCCCTCGCCGATTGGGTTGTTCTCACATCTAAAACACAATCAATTCCATATGAAAAGTTCCTAGACACCATGTGTGAAAAGACCCTCGAAGTTCGCCAAAAGATGGCAGAACTTGCCGTCGAGAACATTATCGCGGATAGACAAAACATTCATACATATATTCGAGTAGCGCACGCGAGCAAAATTCTAGATCCCACATTCCAGCCACCTTGGATTAACATTAAGAGTGCTTGGCAGAGGGAGTTTATTAAAAAGTTTTGTGAAGATACCCTATTGGATCTTGTTCAAAGAACGCAAGATGAATCTCGTCTCGAGTACTTCTTTAGCGTCGTATATAGTATACAATTAGGAGAATAGCCAAAAGGAGAATCGACGCACCAATAATAGAAAACTTTGGGTTATTTGAAACACCTACAACGACCTTTTGAATAAAAGTTCTATCATTCTTTGTGAAACCAGTGTCAATGTTTCTTCGTGGGTGAACTGGTCTAGATAAAGAACATGTACCCTTAGATTCCTTGCAAAGACCATAGTCGCAATAGACACTACGTTCCTGTTCTGGAATCCCAGGTTCATTTCTCATTTCAGAAAAATCCTCAAAGTCTCCAGTCTGTCTCACACCCCCTGGAAGGGAGAAATCGTGTGTGACAAATGGATTCACATCATTGATAGCATCTTCATCATTGAGCATGTACTTACTCATAGTTAATGTTACTTCAGATTATATTTTTTCGTCTTCATTTTAGAACGATGTTCTTCCCACATCTTATCCAAATCAACATCTAACATGTGAGCGAGTTGAAAGAGATAACTGAAGACATCACCCATCTCCATCATGACATCTGTACCCCTCTCCTTCTTGAGTCCCGTCTTCTTGTAAGTCCTCTTATATTGACGAATCGCAGACGCCAATTCCCCAACTTCCTCCGTCAGTAGAAGCCACACTGTATCTACCGCGGCACGATCCCATCCCTTTGATTTACACACTTTTTCTGTTTCTGATTTATAATAATTCAGACTCATCTTATCTTGTTAACAACTCAAAACTTTAATTGATACCAATCTTGTTATTGTATCCAATCTTTTTACCAACAGTACTGGTATTGATTGGTTGATCAAGGGGTGTAGAGATGGTGTCAATGTCTTTAACATATGCCATATATTGTGAGACACCGGTCTGTATTTGAGAGAGCGCAGTTTCAATGACGCGTCCGTTCATCGTTCGCACTTGTTCGTTTACACGAGAGTAGTGATCACCAGAGTTGTTAATGAAGACAACACGCATGATGCTGTACAAGTCATCTGGGTTTTGACGGTCAATGGCAATGCCCGTTTTATTCTTGAACGCCTGACGGATTCCACGCTGGAGGATATTTTGGTTGAACTCGGAAAAAAATAGGGTGTTGAGTGCCT